CCTGACAGGTCAGATTCTGAAATCCACGGGAGACCGCAAGGGCATGGATGACTGGGAGGTGATTGAGTTCCCGGCAATCATGCCATCAGGAAACCCTCTCTGGCCTGAGTTCTGGTCATTGGAAGAACTGGAAGCACTGAAGGCAGAACTTTCTATCTCGAAGTGGTCTGCCCAGTATCAGCAAGACCCAACCTCTGAAGAGGGGGCACTCATCAAGAGAGACTGGTGGCGAGAGTGGCCGGATGAGGAACCTCCCTCCTGCGAAGCTATCATCCAGTCTTGGGACACCGCATTCTTGAAAACGCAGCGAAGCGACTACAGCGCCTGCACGACGTGGGGTGTGTTCTATCACCCGGACAAGAATGGCAAGTCTATGCCAAACATTATCCTACTGGATGCCTACAAGGAGAAGCTTGAGTTCCCAGACCTAAAGCGTGCAGCTTACGATAAGTTCAAAGAATTTGACCCTGACCAGATGATCGTTGAAAAGAAAGCATCTGGTGCGCCATTGATCTTTGAGCTTAGGGCCATGGGCATTCCAGTGACAGAGTTCACTCCCTCACGGGGGCAGGATAAGATCGCGAGGGTGAACGCAGTTACAGACCTGTTCGCCAGCGGAGCGATATGGTATCCTCCCACGCGATGGGCAGAAGAGGTCATCGAGGAATGCGCCGCGTTTCCTTCTGGGGAGCACGATGACTTTGTGGACTCGACCACTCAAGCTCTGCTAAGGTTCAGGCAAGGTGGCTGGGTGAGGGCCGAATCTGATGACTGGGATGACGAGCCAAAATATCGCAGGCCAGTCGAGTACTACTAGGAGCTTGTGAATGGCTATTGAAAAGCGCATGGAGCCGTCGGACTTCGACATCGAAGGCACCGATGCCGAGGAAATCGAAGTTGAGATCGTCAACCCGGAAGCTGTGTCCATCAACACAGAAGACGGTGGTGTGATCATTGACTTCGAAGGCGATGACTCCGAAGAGACTGATGCGCCAGATCACGATTCCAACCTTGCTGAGTTTATTGACGAGGCCGACCTTCAGGCCATGGCTTCCGAACTTATCGACGATTTCAATTCAGACCGGGAATCCCGCAAGGAGTGGGCACGAGCCTATGTCAAAGGCCTAGACCTTCTCGGCATGAAGATCGAAGAGCGCAGCCAGCCGTGGCAGGGTGCCTCTGGTGTGTTCCACCCCGTCCTGACCGAAGCCGTTGTTCGCTTCCAAGCACAGGCCATGAGTGAGCTTTATCCGGCCTCTGGCCCAGTTCGTACTAAGATCATGGGAAAGCTGACGCCTGAGAAAATGGATCAGGCTGACCGGGTAAAGACGGAGATGAACTACATCATCACCGAGGAAATGACCGAATACCGCGATGAGATGGAGCAGATGCTGTTCAAGCTTCCGCTTGCTGGCTCTTCGTTCAAGAAGGTCTACTACGACCCCATCCTTGAGCGCCCATGCTCCATGTTCATTCCGGCAGAAGACTTCGTTGTCTCTTATGGTGCCTCAGACCTAATGACGTGCCCGCGCTACACGCATGTCATGAAGAAAACCAAGAATGAAATCTTGGAGATGCAAGTTGCTGGCATGTATCGAGACATCGAGCTGCCCGATCCTGAGCCTGATTTCTCCGACATCCAAGACAAATACGACGAGCTTGATGGAGAGAGTGCAGTCGTTGAGGATGACGACCGACACACTCTTCTTGAAATGCATGTCACCATGAACATGCCAGAAGGATTTGACGATGAAAACGGGATCGCGCGCTCATATGTGGTGACTATCGATAAGTCATCCAAAGAGATTCTTGCCATCCGCAGGAACTGGTATGAAGACGACCAGAAGAAAAAGAAGCGGATGCACTTCGTCCACTACAAATACCTTCCGGGTCTAGGGTTCTATGGCACAGGTCTTATCCACCTTATGGGTGGACTGGCCAAGTCCGCGACATCGATTCTGCGTCAGCTCATTGATGCTGGCACTTTGTCAAACCTTCCTGCTGGTCTTAAAGCCCGTGGCCTGCGCATCAAAGGTGACGACACGCCCCTTATGCCGGGTGAATTTAGGGATGTAGACGTACCGGGTGGAGCAATCCGCGACTCGATCACGTTCATTCCCTACAAGGAACCATCATCAGTTCTATACTCGCTTCTTGGGAATATCGTTGAGGAGAGCCGCCGCGTGGGCTCAGTCGCAGATATTCAAGTTGGCGACATCAGCGCGCAGGCACCCGTTGGTACAACGCTGGCACTGATGGAACGCTCCATGAAGGTCATGAGCGGCGTACAGGCCCGCCTACATGCTGCCATGAAGAATGAACTTCGCATTCTTGCGAAGATCATCCATGACTACATGCCAGCCGAGTACACCTACGAAATGGATGGTGACTTCAATCGCATCGAGGATTTCGACAAGCGCATTGATGTTATCCCAGTCTCTGACCCGAATGCTGCCACCATGGCGCAGCGGATCATGCAGTATCAAGCCGCCCTACAACTTGCACAGCAGGCACCCCAACTCTACGACATGGGAAAGCTTCACCGTCAAATGCTGGAGGTTCTTGGCATTCAGGACGCAAGCGACATCATCAAGCTGCCGGAAGACATCAAGCCAGCAGACCCAGTGACCGAAAACATGATGATGCTGAAGCAAGAGCCAGTGAAGGCATTCAAGTACCAAGATCACGAAGCTCATATCGCTGTCCACATGGCGGCGATGCAAGACCCGAAGATGCGCGAACTAGTTGGTCAGTCGCCGTTTGCTCAGGCAATCGGTCAGGCTATGGCAGCGCATGTTACCGAGCACGTTGCATTCCAGTATCGTCGCAACATCGAGAAGATGCTTGGTGTCGAATTGCCAAACGAAGATCAGGCACTGCCCGAGGATGTCGAGATCGAAATCTCTCGCCTTGCCAAAGATGCAGCAGAAAAACTCCTCCAAAAGGATCAGGCCGAAGCTCAGGCCGCGCAGGCACAGCAGCAAATGCAAGACCCTGTTGTGCAGATGCAGCAACAAGAGCTTCAGCTCAAGCAGCAGGAACTGCAGCATAAGATCAAAATGGACGAAGCAAAGCTGCAGCTTGATGCGCTGAACAAGCAAACCAACGCACAGCTTCAGGCCCAGCGGATTACTTCCGAAAACCAAAGGGCTGGCGCGCAGATTGGTGCTCGACTCGCTGCGGAACTTGACAAAGGACAGCGTGAAGACAAACAGGCTGGCGCAAAACTTGGAATCGAAATAGCAAAGGAGCTTGCTAAGGGAGATGGATGATACTGTGATCGCGCTGATAAGGCGCACGATACAAGAGTCCAAGCAAAGTCTAGAACAATTTCTCGCGGGTGGTGGCGCGGATAGCTTCGAAAAATACAATCGTGCCGTTGGCCGATACGAAGCCCTGTGTATCATAGAAGGAGAAATAGCGGACATAGAAAAAAGATACGTTGAAAGTTAGAACTTTTAGGGTATCTTGCAAACTGGGAGAGCTTCGCGGGTAGTCCGCGCAGGGTGACTGTGAGCCTTAAATCACTGCAGGAACGAGAATGTACACGGGTGAGAATACAACAGACGAGCGCGTAGCGTCCAAACTACCGCAGCCTCAGGGATACAAAGTCCTTATTGGCGTTCCGGAAATCAGCGAAAAAACCGAAGGCGGTGTCTTCCTTCCAGACGGCTTGAAGACTGCTGAAGAAACAGCGTCAATTATTGGCTTTGTCATGAAGCTTGGGCCAGATGCCTACAAAGACGAAAAAAAGTTTCCGAATGGCGCTTACTGCAAAGAAGGCGACTTCGTGATCTTCCGTTCGTACTCAGGCACGAGATTTAAGATTCATGGGACAGAGTTTCGACTCATCAACGACGACACCGTCGAGGCGGTTGTTGACGATCCACGGGGGTATAGCCGAGCATGAATCGCGTAATGGAAAAAGACGATTTTGAATTTGAGGAAGAGACCTCCTCAAAAGTTCAATCGAACAAATCTGAAGATGAAGACTTCGAGATCGAGGTAATCGACGACACGCCAGAACCGGATCGCGGCAAGGCGCGTCGTGCGGATGATGCCGAGGCTCAGGTTCCAGAAGACGATGAAATTCAATCTTACAGCGAAGGTGTGCAGAAGCGCATCAAGCAGTTGAAGTTTGAATACCACGAAGAGCGCCGCCGCAAAGAAGAGGCCGCTCGTCTTCAGGAAGAGGCGCTGCGCTACGCCCAGCAGGTTAAGGCTGAAAACGACAAGCTTCGCAAAACACTTGAAGAGGGCGAAGGCGTTCTCGTTAATCAGGCTAAGGGTCGCGTTGCTGCCGAGCTAGATAAAGCAAAGGCAGCTTACAAGGCAGCCTATGAGGCTGGC